CTGATCTTTTAAAGCTAGCTCCTCATCTAGCTAAAGCTGAAGAAATCACTGAAGAAATAGAAACTGAATCCGAAGACGTAAATGAAGAAGCTGCCGAGATGGCAATGGCACAATTAGCTTACATTTCAGACTATTCTAAAGATTTGCTTGAGAAACTTCGTGCAAATCCGAAGATGTCTGAAGAGATTGAGTCTTGGGTTCAGAGCAAGATTACTTTAATGGAAGATTATTTATTTGCTATTTACAATTATCTTGTATATTCCCAAAAAGGAGAAGACAATAAAAACGTAATTGAAGCTGGAATGAGAATTCTAAACATCAACGCTTCATGTAAACATTATAATAGCGAAGGAATCGTTAAAGAAATTAAAGATCTTCCTGATGACATGGGAAAAATAATTGCTTATGAAGTTATCAATGATGGGCAAACTTTTAAGAAGGGCGATATTTTAACAAAAACAATAGATCAAATCAAAATCCTAGAAGGTAATAAATAATATGAAATCAAATTTAAAATTCGATACAAAAAATCTCATAGCTGAAGTCTCCATCTCCAACATAATGGAGGAAGACGAAACTGAAATGCATAGCGAATACATGAGCGAGTGTATGCTCAAAGATGAATCTTTGATCAACACTGCCGGAATGTCCACAAGTGACGCTAAGTATATGTGCGGCATGTCATACATGAAAAACCGCCCAATGCTTACTGAAATGGCTGGGCAATTAACTGAAAAACAAAAAACTCTTCCTCCTGCTCTTCAAAAAGCTATTCTTAAAAATATGCAAAAAAAAGGAAAGCTAAATGAAGAAGGCAAGAAAGAAGCTGGAGAATCACCAGAAGCTGAAAAGTCCGAAGCCGCTCAGATAGCTGTTTTTCCAGAAACCCCCGCCGCTCCATCAGGAAATATCACCCCAGATGCAGCCATCGAAGGTTTAAGTATAGATGAAAAATTAAAAATACAACAGGAAAAATCTGCTCCTAAAAATCCCGGTCTTCAGAGTGCTGGCTTCGATCCAAAAGCTTAATAAAAAATAAATCAAAATCAACCGCTAGGAAACTAGCGGTTTTTTGCTGTTGACATCCTTTGTCTTCGTGCTAATCTATCCAAGATGAATAAAAGAGAGCTACTAAGAAAGCTTTTGCATATTCCTCAAAAGGTGCAGCCTTCATTTTGGGGAAAACAGTTTAGAATATTAAATTCTCTACTAAAGAAGTTTCCTGATTTAAAATTCTGGGAACAGATTGTTGTAGTTAAAGTCAATTGTTTGACTTTATATGCAGGAGAAGACGCGAACGGAATATCGGAAAAATACAAGAAATACGTTTTTCAACCTGAATTTAAAAATACAGAAGTACAGATTGGCGAAAAGACTGGACAAGACTATAATATTAGTATAAAACCTAAGACAGTTAAAGACTTTTTAAAATGACTAAGAAAATAAAAGAAGTAAAAGTAGAAACAGAAAGCGGTAAAATAATCACTTCTCAAGATCAACTAAAAAGTTTCTTGAAGAACAATAAAGATTCGCATTATAATTTTGAAGAAAGTATAGAGTATAAAATTTCTAGCGGAAGCCTTCTTCTTGATTACTTTTTAAATGGCGGCATTGGTACTGGGCTGCATCGTTTCTGCGGCATCAATGAAGGCGGCAAAACTAGCTGTGCGCTTCAGTTCATGAAGAACTTCTTAGATCAACCTAAGAAGCGTAAAGGCTTTTATATCAAAGCCGAAGGGCGATTGAGCAAGGAGATGATTGACCGTTCTGGAGTTAAATTTGTATTTAATGGTGACGAATGGGTGGAAGGCACATGTTTTGTATTTGAATCTAATATTCATGAAACAGTATTTGATTCAATGCGAGAACTAGTCGGAAAAAACGATGAAAAGATTCAATATTTCTTTTTACTCGATTCTGTCGATGGCTTGATTCGTAAAGGTGATTTAGAAAAGACTTTTGAAGAATCTCAAAAAGTTGCCGGTGGCGCAGTTATTGCCGCCGATCTAATGAAGCGCATGTCCATTGCGTTGCAAAAACGCGGTCATGTTGCGGTATTCGTTTCTCAAGTTCGCGCTGATATCAAGCTCGATCCTTATAGCAAGGCTCCAATTCGCCAAACTACAGCTACAGGCGGAAACGCTTTACTACATTTTGCTAATTGGATTTTTGAATTTGATTCTCGCTTCAAGAGTGATTTGATTCTTGAAGATCCTACCGCTTCTTACGACGAACAAAAGAATCCTTATCTAGGTCATTTTGTAAAAATTATAGTTAAAAAGTCGCCAAACGAAAGAACTAACTGTACTATTCGTTATCCTATTAAGTATGGAAGAAAGAATGGAACGTCAAATTGGATCGAAAAGGAAATCTTTGACTTTCTAACTATGTGGGAGATCGCCATTAAAAAGGGAGCTTGGATTAGTTTCGACGAAGAGTTTCTGAATATTCTAAAAGAAGCTGGGTTCACAGACTTTCCTGCTCAGATTCAAGGGTCTGCTAAATTTGAACAGATGGTCAACAACAACGAAAAGTTGAAATCGTTTTTCTTTAAATACATCAGTGAAAACTTATTAAATTTTGGCGATGGAATTTCTATCACTGAGTAATAAAAAAAGACGTTGCAAGAATGCTCGCAATTATTTAATTGATTGGAGCGCGAATAGTCGTAGTAAATTTCAAACAGAAGCTAAGAAATTTTTAAGCAACTATTGGCAACAGAATATTGTGTTTGAAGAGTTTCCAATAGTTGGAACTCGTCTTACCTTGGACTTTTATAACGCTAATAAAAAGATAGCTATAGAAGTTCAAGGCAGACAACACACTGGATTTGTTAAGTTCTTCCATACAAATAGAATGAATTTTCTTCATCAACTCAATAGAGATAAGAAAAAAGAACGTTTTTGCGAACTTAATAAAATTACACTTGTAACTATATTTGAAAACGATACTATAAATAAAGAGCTTTTCGAGAGTCAAGGTGTAATATTATAATATGAAGAGAGATTCACAATCAGAGAATTTTAAACAGTTTAAAATTCCTGAAAACTATTTTAATAAACTCTATGAGTTTACTGGTTCCGATGAGTCCTCCAAAGGATTTATAGTGGCTTACGTCTCTCAAGATGGATGCCCAATGATTTATACCAAAGTCTCCAACCCAATCGTTGAAATGGGACTCGTCAAAGCTCTCGAAAAATATTTAAACGAAGTGAACAATAGTCAAGATTCGATTGACATCACCGATGAAGAGTGATAATGTGCGGTTGGCATGATTTATTCGTATGATTTAGAGACTCAGTTGCTTGCTGGATTGATTAAATATCCAGAACGATATTCAGATGTCGCTGTTTTTATAACTGAAAAAGACTTTTGGAGCGAAAGTTCCAAAATTAATAGAACTATCTTTTGCGTGCTTCGTCAAGCAATCGATAACGGAGAAAAAATTGATGATGTAGTTATTTCTCAAAGAGTAAAGAACTTTGGAGTAACTTTCGAAGATAATATTAATCCATCAGATTATATTGAATCACTATCTCTTAAAAAGCTATCTCCAGAATCAATTATTAGCGTTGCTAAAGAATTAAAGAAATACACTATACGCCGCGAAATAGCGATGTGTGGAGCAGAAATAAACAAGAAGATGAAGTCAATATCTCCATCTTCTGATTACAACGTCATTATTGAGACTGCTGATAAGCTTTATAATGATCAGATCAATTTGTACGAAACTGGCAGCGATCAACCAGAAAACATCTTTTCTGAAATGGAAGCTCTCATTGAAGAGCGAGGAAACAATCCGGTTACAGAATTTGGATTTGCTGGACCTCATCCTAAAATTCAAGATATGTACGGCTCTCTTTTGAGACCGGGTAACATCACAGTTATTGTAGCTCGTTCAGGCGTAGGTAAAACTCAATTCTGTTTAGATTTCACTACAAAAGTATCTGAACAATACGAAGTTCCAGTTCTTCATTTTGATAATGGAGAAATGAGCAAAGAAGAACTTATTTTTAGACAATGCGCTGCAATGTCTAAAGTTCCAATGTATCTACTAGAAAGCGGCAACTGGCGAAAGGCTGGCGCAGAAGTTGTAGATAATGTTAGGGCAGTATGGAGTACCATCAACAAACGGTACAAGCATTTATATTATTATAACGTAGGCGGCATGAGCGTTGATGCTCAGATTAGTGTTCTAAAAAGATTCTACTATTCCAAGATAGGTCGCGGAAATCCTATGATTTTTAGTTTTGATTATATTAAAACTACAAGTGAAAGCGGAGGTAATAAAACAGAATGGCAACTTGTTGGAGAAATGGTCGATAAATATAAACGCTGCATTCAGAAAGATATAGTAAGCGATAAAGGGCCATGCATATCAATGATGACTTCTGTACAGTCT